ATTTGCAAACACTGAGAAATTTATTGATCACCCAAATGCAATCTTCATGGGTCCATTCTTCGGTCAGCAACAGAAATCAAATTTCATCAATGCTTGCGATGCGATGATTCATGCAAGAACATTAGGTGAATCATTTGGACTGTCAATCTGCGAATTCTTATTCTGGAACAAACCAGTGCTCTCGTGTGAGCAAGGATTTGATCGCAATCATGTTGAAATGCTCAAGCCGCATGGATTGCTCTATCACAATCAGAATGAACTTCTCGAGAAGTTGAACTCGCTGAAGGACTTTGTCGGAAAGGACTATCGCAAAATCGTCAATGCGTTCGGTCCATATAATGTCATCAAGAAATTCGAAGCAGTCTATCTGATCTGAGCCGTTTTTGACCCCATCCCCTACCCTCGGGAACCCCCAGACCCTCGCCGCTCCTCGGGCTTCTCCCTCGGCGAGAGGCAACTCGTAAGTTATTGATTTTATTCAGGATTCTTTACATGAATTCCTGTGTTTTTGCGCATTCGTAAGTTATTGATTTTATTCGAGTTTTTACTATTGTTCTTGGCATCCTTCTACGATATAATGGTTCTATGGGATGGGAAATTGGTCCCCCCGAAGTAGGAAGGAATAGAAAAATGGGTATCACTTTAAAGCAGCGTCGTGAGATGATTCAGATTGAGCGCGATGTTATTCGCAATCTGCGCGATGACATGTTTCGAATTCGTCGTGCGATGAATCAGGCGCGTCTGAACATTAAGATGCACCAGGAAGTCCTCACAGAGGAGCGCAAGTTGAAGCGCATCGTGATGCAAGATAATCGTGCTCTGCGTGCTCGGAAACAAGCCATTGCTATGCATGCTCGAATCGAGAAGATGGAAGCCAAACTCGCTGCTCTTAAAGTCAAGGCTGCAGCGTAAGTTGTTGATTCTGCAAGGTTTTTTCTTGTTGATTGTTTTTGCGTTTTATAGGATAATAATTGTATGATGAATAGTAATCAAAGCCAAGTCGCGCTGGTCAATGCGCGTCAGGAACTCAAGGATGCTCTTGAGCGTGTGAAGGAACTCCGCATGAAGGTTGCGAATCTGCGACTCGATGCGGCTGCTGCTCGTGCGCTGAATCGTTCTGCTCGTGCTGCTGAGCGCGAGGCTCGTAAGGTTGCGCGTGAGCAGAAGCGTGCTGCGAAGATTGCCGCTGTGGAGCAACGTCTTGCTGACTTGCGTCTGCGAGCGAACGCGCCGAAGCAGATCCGAAAGAATTATCGAAAGGCGAGTGCTGCGGTCGTCTATACGCCTGAGCAGATTGCTGAACTGAATAAGACTCTTGGTCTGGTGGAGGTCTAATGACTACTGTAAATCTCTCGCTGGCGAGCGTCAGTGATATCAAGACTCTGGTCTCAACTGGTACGGTCAAGCATGATGATGCGATCGTCCGTGTTGATGCGGTGCTGGCTCGCAAGAGTTTGGCAGATGGCAAGAAAGCACGATGGACTCGTTTGCGCGAGTGGCTTGTGCGAGAACAGGCTGAGTACATTCGAATCTCGAATGCGTAATTCTTGCTGGTTTACTTTTGCTCTTTGTTGTTGTATAATTGTTGTTGTCCGTTATTAATTTGTTAGAGGTAATTTATTATGGCTAATCCGACTCGTAAGATGATTGAAGTGTATGAGATGTTGAAGGACGGTAAACCGTTCAAGTTCGATACTCTCGTTTCTCGTTTGGGCTGCAAGCCTGTGACCGCGATGGTTCTGATTTGTGCATTGAAGCGTGACTGCAATGCTGAGATCGAGACGATCCGCGATGGTCGTAAGGTTGAGTCCTATCAACTTCACAATGCCGCTGCGATTGCGAGCAAGATGGTTGGTAAGACCAAGGCAGTGAAGGCACCGAAGGCTGCGAAGGTTGCGGTTCTCAAGACCAAGACTGTCGTGAGCCGCAAGCCGAAGGCTGTTGCAGTTGACGATGGTTCAGTCCCGACAATTGAGGTTGAGGAGATCGACAGTGATGCCGAACTCGCCTCGCTGAAGGCTGAACTTGGTCTGAGTGAGTCTTATTCGGAGTAAGGCTCGGTCGGAAAGGGGGACTTCGGTCCCCCTTTTTCTTCACAGGTGAGTTATGAGCATAAAAGATTCAGATTTGATCGCTGTTACTGATGAAATTTATTTGATCACAAGCAAACTTATCGCGGAAGGTTCCCCACCTTTTGCTGTTGCTGCTGCACTCACTATGATTGGAATGCAGATTTACAAGACTTCTTTGAGCAAGGAAGATTACTACAAGATGGTTGATTCGATTTCTAATTCTAGAGATCAAGTTTTGTCTTTTGATAATCTAGATTTTGTATCTCATTCAGGATCATTTCATTGAAATGTCGACAATCATCACAATCATTCTGATTCTCTGGTTTTGTTATTGGTTGTTTAAAAAACTAACCAAACCAGAAGTTAAATCAGAATCAAAAGAGCCAGAGAAAAAGATCTTCTCTGAAGAGTTGAAGAAAGAAACTCAAGAAGAATTTTATAAAATTGAGAAATTTTATAAATCTTTCAAAAGTAATGAACCAACTTTTTTGATAGACAAAGAATGTTTGGCTGATATGATCGAAAATGAAGAACTGAAATACATCAGCGGAAAGGTGGTTACTCTGGACTCATTGGAGAATCATATTCGTTTCAGAGAAATAACAGAAATATGTTTGCGCGAAGAATACAATCCTAGAAAAAAAGAAGATCGTGAACTCGCAGAAGCACTTCTTGATCTTGAAGAGGATGACGAAGAAGAAGATTCTTCTGATGATTGGGATGACTATTCAGAACCATCTTCATCTTCGTCAAGAGTTTCTCGTTCTTCTGAGAGAGAAGAATATGGGTCGTATGTAATACAGTATCGTGATTCTGTTGGTGGTTCTTGGATTGATGGTCCTGGGTCGAATGATGAACGCATAGCCGAGAGTATGTTTGATAGATTCATTCGGAATGATCCACGTGGCGATCGAAGATGTCGTTTAGTTTACAAAGTAAATGGTAGAGTCAAATCAGTGCTGAGTACAAACTAATGAATATATTTTACCTACATTATGATACAAAGATCTGCGCGCAAGAACATCTTGACAAACATGTCGTCAAGATGATTGTCGAATATGCGCAGTTGATGTCAACAGCGCATCGCATTCTTGACGGTAATCAATATTTTATCGCAAGTAAAAGTAATCGCAAAGTTCATCGCTGGAAGTTGGACGACTATCGCGAAGACAAACTATATCATGCGGTGAGTTGGAATCATCCCTCTGCAATCTGGGTGCGTCAGTCTGACTTGCATTACAACTGGCTCTGGCATCTGTATAAGAATCTTTGTGAAGAGTATCGCTATCGTTATGGTGGTTCAACAGATAAGCAGCACAAGACTTCGCTGCTTCTGTCGGATTTAAGTTTTCTTCCCTACAACATCCCTCGAACGGTAGAGTTCCAAGAGCCACCGCAAGCGATGCCAGAGGACGTAAAGGTTCCTGGCGATAGCATTCAGGCATACAAGAACTATTATCTGAAGTACAAAAGAGGTTTTGCCAAGTGGAAGGTAAGGGGAGCACCACATTGGTATAAATAAGAGAATGAAGAAATTCTCTGAATTTAAATCCGATGCTCGCGGAAATCTATCCGTTTGGGATATCGACGAAACTCTTTTTCAGACCAAGGCGATGGTCCATGTGATGAAAGATGGAAAGAGAATCAAGTCTCTTTCTAATAGAGAATTCAACACATATAAACTCAAGACTGGCGAAACATTTGATTTCGCTGAGTTTAAGAACGCTGAATTATTCAATAAGACTTCAGTGCCGATTCAGCGAGCAATTGATAAGGCTGCAAAGACTCTTGAAGCCTACGCGAAGTTGCCGAATAGTAAGGTGATTGTTCTCACTGCGCGCTCTGATTTCGACAACAAAGAAACTTTTCTTTCTACGTTTGAGAAGCATGGGTTGAATATGCGGAATGTTCATGTTCATCGAGCAGGTAATCTTGGAATGCCCTCGCCCCAAGCAAAGAAGATTTTCATTCAACAGTATCTAAATACTGGTAAGTTCAAAACAGTTTCGTTATTTGATGATGATCCGAAGAATTTGGAAGTCTTCCTTTCTCTACGAAAGGACTTTCCAAACGTGAAGTTTACTGCGTATCTCGCCAATCATGGATACTTTAGGAAAGTGTGATTTATGCCAACTTATGAGTTTTTGAATACAAAAACAAAGAAGATTGAAGAATATACGATGTCCGTCTCTGCCTACGATGAATTTAAGGCAGACAATCCGCACCTAGAAAGATATTTCACTGAAGCACCGCTATTCAGTTATACAGGCACAGGTGATTTATCTGGAAAGAAAACAGACAACACTTGGAAAGAAGTCATGCATAAGATTGCTGAGAAGAATCCAAGAAGTCCATTGGCAGAAAAAGTTCTTCGCAAAGATACGAAACGAATCAAGACTGATCAGGTTTTAGAGAAGCATCGTAAAAAGCAAGCCGCCCAAGCAAGGGGGAAGTGAGGAGTTTTGAGTAACAAAAAGAAAAATGGAAACACAAACACCTTCATTCAATTAACATCTGATCAACCATTGGAGAAAAAGCCAGCCCGCATTAAAGCAACAGAATTAAAAACATTCGAACCACTCACAGAGAATCAATCTAAATTTTTCGAAGCATACAAGCGTGGAGACTATTTCACGATGCTTTGTGGTTCCGCTGGTACTGGTAAATCATTCATTGCTTGCTACAAAGCAATTGAAGAAGTCTTAGATAAAACATCATCTTTTCATAGAGTTGTCATTGTACGCTCTGCTGTACAATCTCGCGATCTTGGATTTACTCCAGGTTCCGTTGAAGACAAAATGAGTTTGTATGAACAACCGTACATGCAAATCTATCATACACTGTTCGGTCGCCGCGACTCATATGAAGCATTGAAGGAATGTGGTCGTATTGAGTTTATCTCGACCAGTTTCATTCGTGGTATGAGTTTCGATGACGCGATTATTATTGTCGACGAGTGCCAGAACATGACATTCGAAGAACTATCAACAATCATGACTCGTGTTGGATATCGCTCCAAGATTATCTTCTGTGGCGACTACAAGCAGACTGATCTGTATCGCAATAACAAGGATAAGTCTGGCATGAAGAAGTTCCACGAGATTGCGAAGATGATGCCATCGTTTACCAATATCGAGTTTACGACAGACGATATCGTTCGCAGTAGTCTTGTTAAGGACTTCTTGATTGCTGTTGAGAAGTACGAGAAGCAAGAAAATACTTGACTTTGGCTTGACTTTGCTATAGAATAGACTATGTCGGTTTTGATAGAGATACTTTATAATGTTTAACCATATACACCATGATTTTCCCAAACTCTTGCAAGAGAATGTTGATGGCACTCGATGCTATGTAACACCTACTGGTGAGAAGTATCCTTCTGTCACTACTGTTCTTTCCGATTATGGCAAGAAAGAACTGATGGAATGGCGCGCAAGAGTTGGTGAAGCCAAAGCCAATGAGATCTCTCGCAAGGCGACCACTCGCGGAACTGGTGTGCACAAGGCACTTGAACTCTATCTTAAGAATGAGGATATCTCCTCTCTTGAGATGCTTCCGAATGTGAAGTCTTTGTTCGTTCGAATGAAGCAAGAAATAGACGCAAAGGTGAACAACATTCACTGCCTCGAAGATCGTTTGTTCTCTCACGAACTTGGTCTTGCTGGAACCGTAGACTGCATTGCAGAACATAACGGTGTGTTGTCTGTTATTGACTTTAAGACTTCCGTTCGTCTAAAGAAAAAAGAGAACATTGGCAATTACTTTATGCAAGCCGCTGCATATCGCACAATGTTTAAAGAAATGACTGGGCTTGATGCAAAGCAGGTCATCATTCTCATTGGTGTTGATACTGCGAACTTTTGCCAAACTCTTGTAGTCAAAGAGGATGAGTTGGAACTACATAAACAAGAACTCCTGAAATATATCGATGCTTACAAAAACAAGAATAACTTGTCTTTGGTGTGAGTTTGTAGTACAATAGATCTATAGGTTAAGTTGGAGAAACAAATGAAATGTTCCGCTTTAGTTGTTACATCTGCAATCCTCCTGATTGGCTCAGGAAGCGCATTCGCTCAGAGTTCAGAGGATATCGACGTGTTGCTGGGTGCGGCTGCTGGAGCCGCAATTGGAAGCACCATCGGCGATGGTGATGGTCGTAAGATTGCGACTGTTCTTGGTGGATTGATTGGCGCAAACGCAATGCGAAATCGTAGCGGATATCGTTACACTGGTCGCACCTTTGAATCATATTGTCGAGACAATGTTCCTGCTCAGTATCGTGGTAATCTTGGCGTTGCTCGGTCTTGGGTGGAAGGTTGTGTCGCTCGTCTTGAGCAGCGTCAGGCTGAACTTGAGCAGCAAGCATATGAGGAGGCTCTCAATGGACCTTCCAATTAATGAGTATGAACTTCGTGTAATCATCGAAACATTAGAAAGAGATGGTCGTTGGGAACTCCGCGATCGTTTGCTTCTTGTTTCTGAATTGATGGCTCAAGGTAAGCCATACAAAAAGATTTTACGCGAAGAGTATAATATCGTCGCCTAATCTAATCTATCAATCATTTCTATTGAATTAAATTATCGCGAATAAGCGATAAAAGAGTGGTTTTGCGCATATATAATGCTCGTATAGGTTTCGTATAGGTTATTGTTTTACAGGAGTTATAAAATGAAGACAGTCGGTGATAAATTGCGACCATTTAAGATGACTGGCGTAAAGCCAGGAGCATTGACACCAGATAATGCCTTTGAAGAGATTAATGATCTCTCTTTTGAAGGTAAGTGGAAGGTCATTGTTTACTATCCAAAGGATTTCACTTTCGTTTGCCCAACGGAAATCGTTGCTTATGATAAGTTGAACAAGGATTTCGCTGATCGTGATGCAGTTCTTCTTATCGGTTCAACAGACAATGAATTTGTCAAGTTGGCATGGAAGAATGCTCATGAAGGTCTCAAGGCAACCACTTCATGGTTCTTCGCTGATACGCATCGCAATCTCGCCGATGATTGGGATGATCGTAGCACTAGCCTAGTTGAGCAACTTGGTGTGTTCTACAAGCCAGCAGGTGCTGCTCTTCGCGCAACCTTTATTGTTGATCCGCAGAATGTGATTCAGCATGTCACTGTTAACAATCTCAACGTCGGTCGTAATGCTGATGAGACACTCCGCATTCTTGATGCGTTGCAGACTGGTGAACTTTGCCAGTGCAATCGTCAGGTTGGTGAAGCAACACTTAACGCTGCTTAATGTCATCTGATTCCAAACCTCCATTCAGAGAAATACTTTGGCATTTCATTTGCTCAAAGTGTAAACTCTGGTGGAGTTTTGGAACGAATGATGAATGGAAACCAAAAGGTTGGTACTGCCCACATTGTGGGCACAGGAATGAAGAATGATTGAGTGTTTAATTCTTGGTGATAGTATTGCTGTTGGTACTGCACAGGCTCGCCCTGAATGTGTTGCTTATGTAAAGAGTGGTATCAATTCTTATCAGTTTAATAAGAAATATCCACAAACCTTTAATGGTAAGGTTGTTGTAATTAGTCTTGGTAGTAATGATCACAAGTACATTGAGACTGAACAGGAATTCTATAGACTGCGTGAAAGAATACAGGCAGAAACAGTATACTGGATTCTTCCTGCTGGTAATGCAAAGACTAGCGAAATCCCTGTTGTGAGAATTCAAGAGCATGTAGAAACTATTGCGGGGATGTTTGGTGATTGGATTATTAGGATTCCATCCCTATCAAAAGATGGCATACATCCCACTGGTAACGGTTATAAGAAAATTGGAGAAATCGCAAAATGAAGAAGTTTATTCTAGCACTCGCTCTCGTATCAACACCAGCATTGGCTGTTGATCGTGTGGCACAATATGACTTTGATCAAGACGGCAAAGTCTCGTTCGAAGATATCAATCGTTTCTGCTCAGTGCCAGCAAGCCTTTTTGCTCGTGCTGATAAGAACAATGATGGGTTCTTAACAAATTCTGAAATGCGCACAGCAAAAGAATATCTTTTCTCGCGCTGCTCAGCAACACCAAAGAACGCTTAATATATGAAAGCAAAAGTCTGTGAAGTTTGTGGATATGTCTTTGAACAAGATGTATATGGCAAATTTGAAGATCTAGAATACGATTGGGCTTGCCCACATTGTGGATCTGAAACAGACATGTTTGAAGAAAAAGAAATAGATGAGGACGAACTATGAAGTGGATCAATATGATCAAAGAAGGTTTACCAGAATACGCAAAAGATACTAAATTGAATCTTGATGCAGTTCTTCTTCGCAGTTCTCTTGATCTCGTAGTCGCACAAGGATGTGCGCTTGCCGCTGCTTTCGCGGCTGGCAATGGTAGACTAACATCAGCAATTGACGCAGAGATCGATGACCGTAAGGAAGCCGATGCTGCGTTGACTGCTGCTACCATCATGGCTCAGAATAATGTTTGGTATCCATATGTTGAGATGACAGGTGATCCTGCTCTCAAAGGATTACCAGCAGGATTGCGCATGAATGGTATTATGAATCATGGTGGAACGACAAAGAAGAATTTCGAAGCATATTCTCTCACCGCTTCAATCGTTGGGAAATGCCACTTCTGCGTCAAGGCTCATTATGACACACTTCAGAAAGAAGGAATGACTGTTGAGAATCTTCGCGATATTGGTCGTATCGCTGCAGTTATCACCTCAACCGCAAAAGTTCTAAACGGCTAAATAATACTTTCCTTTTGCTGAAATAAGGAGTATAATAATGGTATCTGAAGTGAAACAGGTAAAGTGTGGCTGTGGTCGTAGTCCAACTGGCTACTGCATTGGTCTACACTCAATGTCAAATGAGCAATACAAGGCTCATGTTGAGCAGCAACAAAAGTCTTTGAACGAGCAAACAAAGCAACAATTTCTAGTTGACTAATAATGGTTGTAAACTGACAATTAAAGGTGTTCTGGACTCGGGTTCGACCCCCGACATCTCCACCATCTATGGGGATGAATTTGGCTTCGACAGGGCAAGTAATAACCTGACAGCAACCAGTGAGGCGACTGACTTAATCAGCGCAAACACAGTAAATGCAAACGATGATTCATTTACACCTATGGCTCTCGCTGCCTAATAAGCACATTGAGCACAAAGAGTTGACCGCTCGGTAACAGAAAGGTCTGGGGTGGTGGTGCGAACCACCACCCTTTTCTTTCCACTGCAATAATGGAGACCTAAACATGAATGCAGTAGACATACTTTGTAATGTAGAAAAATATTTTGATCGCAATCACAATTTGTTCTGTAGATGGGGTGGGCTTTTCGCGTTGATATTCTTTACTCTATACATTCCTTTTAGTATGGTGGATCGTATGCAGAGTAAGTTGGATGCCCAACAAATCGCAAATGGACTTTTGACTACAGAACTCACGACTCTCAATCATAAAGTCGAATTTCTAAATCTTTCTTATGAAAAGAAACAAGCCGTGTTGCGAGAAGTTGAATGTCTCGCTCGCAACATCTACTTCGAAGCAGGTGGTGAGCCACGTGCTGGCAAGATTGCTGTTGCCGAAGTAACTATGAATCGCGTCAAGAGTAAACAGTTCCCAAGAACAGTTTGCGCTGTTGTGCACCAAAAGACAAAGGGGACTTGTCAGTTCTCTTGGGTTTGTGAAGGCAAGAAAAGTGTCTATCGCAATAGTGATGCATGGAGAGACTCAATCAAGATTGCTGAAAACATCTTGATTTCTAAGAAGGAATATGGTATAATTGGATCTGCAAAGTATTTCCACGCAACTTATGTTGATCCAGAGTGGGCTGAACGCAAGAGAGTTATCAAGAAAATTGGTCAGCATATTTTTTATCATTGAGGTCTTATGAGAATTGTTGAAGATGTGAAACTTGATTACAAAGATGTTTTGATTACACCTAAACGATCGACTCTCTCGTCAAGAAGCCAAGTAAGACTTAAACGAGAATTTACATTTCGTAGTGGTAATAGTTGGTCTGGTGTACCAATCATTGCTGCAAACATGGATGGTGTTGGTACTTTTGAGATGGATGCAGAATTCAGCAGACATGATTGTCTTGTTGCTGTGACAAAGCATTATGATAATAATATATTGGGCGAACACTTCAAGCAAAAATTGAGCAGCAGCATATATTCTTTAGGTATTTCAGATACAGACTTACAGAAGTTTCAGTTTGTATACAGCGTTGCGCAGAATCCATACATGAGAGTTTGCATTGACGTTGCGAATGGATACACACAAAGTTTCGTAGATTTTATTAAACGATTTCGTGACAAATATCCAAATATCGTTTTGATGGCAGGTAATGTTGTAACACCAGAGATGACTGAGGAATTGATTCTCGCAGGTGTTGACGTGGTGAAAGTTGGTATTGGTCCTGGTTCAGTCTGCACTACTCGCAAGATGACAGGCATCGGCTACCCGCAGTTGAGTGCAGTTATAGAGTGCGCGGATGCGGCTCATGGTCTACAGGGTCATATCATAGCGGATGGAGGGTGTTCCGTTCCTGGAGACGTTGTGAAAGCATTTGCTGCGGGAGCCGATTTTGTGATGCTTGGTGGAATGTTGGCTGGACATAAAGAAGGTGGTGCTTCTGCGATTGGTGGAAATCAATTCTATGGCATGAGTTCAGAAACCGCCATGGATCTACATAATGGTGGTGTGGCAAACTATCGAGCCAGTGAAGGTAAGACAGTTGAGATTCCATATCGTGGTGATGTGAGCAGAACATTACAAGACATTCTTGGTGGTCTGCGTTCGGCATGTACTTATGTTGGAGCAAGTGAATTGAAAGAGTTGAGTAAACGTACAACGTTTGTTCGTGTGACTCAGCAACTAAACAATTCCTTGAATGCTTATGAGATCAAGTAAAATGGCAACTCGCGAAGAAAAGAATAATTTTTCTATGATGATTATGCAAATGGCAATTGTAGAAAAGATTGATCATATGGACGCAGTTACAACTTACTGTGAACGAAACAATCTTGAAATTGAAATGGCTGCAAGTCTGATCAATGATTCATTGAAAAGTATCATTGAAGGCGAAGCAATGGAATTGAGATTTCTCCCAAGAGGTGGCAGACTTCCGTTATGAACGGTTACGATCTGTATTGCACTTATCAAGCCATCAAGTTACATTTCACGTCAGAGAGTTATAACTTCTTTCACTATGATGGCAAGACTCGAGTCTCAATAGATGCATTTCAGAAACGCCGTGACAAATTTCTATTCCACCGTCTTGCGCGCAAGTATCGCGACGATGAGATGGTTCCATTTCTGGTTGCTAATTTTGTACACAGTGACGATAATTGGACCAAAAGTTTGCTTGAAGACGAGGCTGAAGAAACTTACAAAGACTGGAAACGAACCACGGATTCGATGAGCAAGATTTATGTCGAGGATCTACAAAAGATTGCGACAAAAGAAACGTTTAATGATTTATTTAAAGTCGAAGATGGGCAGTTTCCAAAACTGTTAGTGGCGTTTCTCCAAAAAGATGTTACAATTGAGACTATGGTTATTCTCAATAACATCTTCGATTTTATTCGAATTTGGGACAAGAAGATCAGCGATGATATCATCTATCCCAAAGTGTCAAGAAAGATTCGCAAATATGGAGCCTTTCTTGCAGTGAATGTCGACAAGTACAAGATCTTGACAAAAGAAACTTTACTTTGCGACTGAAATACTATATAATGGTATTGTGATGATGAAAAAGTGGACAAGTCGATATACATTTAATACAACGCTATACGGAGAATACAAATGAGTCTATCAAGTCTTAAGAACAAGAGTTCATCTCTTGATAAGTTGAAGAAGGCAGTTGAGCAATCTTCAGCAGGTAATGGTGGTGGCAAGAACGTTGATGATCGTTTTTGGCAACCAGAAGTTGATGCCGCTGGCAATGGATACGCAGTAATTCGTTTCCTTGACACTCCAGCCGTCGACGGTGAAGATGGTCTTCCTTGGGTTCAAATCTGGTCTCACGGATTCCAAGGTCCAGGTGGTTGGTATATTGAGAATTCTCTCACAACTCTTGGCAAAACTGACCCTGTTTCTGAGTACAACACAGTTCTTTGGAATTCTGGCGTTGAAGCCAACAAGGAAATTGCTCGTAAGCAGAAGCGC